GGTTATGAGCCGGGTGCTTATACCAGGTTTAAGCTTCAGGCCCAAACTATAGTATAGCATCAAGCACCATAATTGTCAATAAATTTTTTCAAGTCACCGTAAAGATTGGCCATCATGGCTTCCTTGGAGCCAAAGAATATGACTTCTCTAGGATAGTGTTTTACCATGGTGATGTAGTAGGGTTGTTGTAGTCTACGATCCATGTCCACAATCAAGCGTGAAGTAACTGCCAACGGATCCACTGTGAATCTATAGTGTTCCAATTTTAAATGTTCGAGAAATATTTTCATGCCAGCGGTGGTGAGTCGCATGCCACCATTGGGTCTGATATTGTGCCACCAGGTTGTGTAAGCAGTGTCTGCGGTAAATCCCAGGCCAGGATCTAGTTGAGCCACCAGGGTTTCGGTCAGTTTTCTTTTGTCGCGCACATCAAGGAAAGATTCTCTCACCCTGCTTGAGAACCACAACCGAGAACTTGTCGGTCTTGAATTGTGTGTTGAGTTTGCGTGCTAGATTGATAGCATGTCCGGGATTACTAAAGCTGACTTTTTTGTATTTGGGGCCAGGATACTGCACCAGCAAGTTTGAAGTTTTGAGGTTGATAGGTTTGGCATCATAAAACACTGCCCATACTCCTTCTGAACTCAAAACCTGTTCGGTCTTGTAGTTGCTCTTGTTGGTTAGTTCTACCAGTACGTTGGGTTTTGGTCGGCTCATCATTATACTCCTACATTTATTTATGCCAAAATATATGTAGTTTTAGAACGTGCCACCGTCCATTTTGATAGTGATTACTTCCTGTTGCGACACCGGAGCCGACTCTTTAAGGGTCTGTAATTCCAACAACAAGCGGGTAATATCAGCATGTAGATCTCGGGCATCGTTCATGCTCATGACAAAATCCTTGATTCCACGAGCTTCTTGCCCACGCAATCGATCTACAAAACGCTGTATGTGCAGGCTCATTGATGGTTAGCGTGTAGGAACGGTTTTAACACCGGCGGAGTCCAACCTTCGGGTTTGAGTACCTTGCCGGTATTATCCTTGTCCACTCGTCCTGTATTGATGTTGATCTTGGCCATGTTGGTACGCATGACTTCTTCCCATGCGCCCTTGGGATCAGCACCCATGCTGTAGATGGCTCCAATGGTCACCACCATGATATCAATCAAAGCATCTAAGTCACTTTCGGGTGTAGTGCTGTCTCGCAATTCCTGTACTTCTTCCTCAATCAAATTTAGATATAGTCTGTACTGATCTTGATTTTCGTCATCGGTGGTTTGGCCACAGGCCTCCATGAATGTTCTTTGGTCTTGAAATGGGTTTGTCATTGTGCGATTTCCTCTTTGGTGTGATAGGGGCCGTGATAGGCATAGCGTTGTAGAACAATCAACTTGGGATCCTGCATAGCAGTCCAAGCTCGACCTTTTTTGACCTGATACCATCCGGCTGCAAACCAACTTTTGCTCTTGCTGGTCTTGGTATAGATCGGTAGTTTCATTTTGACGTCCCACACTGGATTGTAAGCACGTCCAGCTGTGTTGTAGCCATGTACTGAATTGGAACTGGCACGTCGACGCGGCGCAGTGGTAATCATAGGCGGCTCAAACCGGATGTTGGCTCGTTGTTCAACCATTTTGATGGTCTTGTACTGAGCAATCACTTGATTGTTGATTTTGATTTGATAACCGCCGGCACAGGCTTCTACGTTGCCGACCTTTTGATCATCTTCCTGTAAGATCCAATACTGTTTGTTAATTACGGGTTTTGCTATTAGGCTCATTGTGCCTCCTTTTGTTTTTTCCTACATTCCTCTTTCATGGCCGGTGTGTAGTCCGGACTGATTTCGGCAATTCTACAATCGTACATGACTTCTCTAGGCAACACTGAATGAATGCCATACAACAAAGAAATCAAGCTAACTCCCAACACAGTTAGTGCAATATACATGATTATGTAAGTTTTGCGATCGTTCAAGCTAAAACACCTCGGTAAGTTTCGTTCATCCAGCGTCCAAATGAGTCTGCGCTTTCACTGCACTTGTTCAATTCATACTTGCCGCAGAACTGCATAAAACGCACACCAACTTGCCCGATGTCTTTGTGGCTGATCTGCTCACGTATGGCCGCATCTACTACAGCTTTAATATCATCTGGCTGTGCTGTTAAATCAATCAAGGTACGATTACGCTCATAATCATCTAGGACACGATGCTCAACAGCGTCTGGGTCGGTCCATCTTTGCAACATAAGGTTGTTCCAACTGTAACCTTTTTTATCCTTGTCAAGATACGCTTCTTGTAAGCCGACTTTGTTTTTTGTCCCTTTCGTCCGAACACCAGGGAATGCCGAGAACACATTATCTGAGCTATCGCCGCGCATACACTTCTCGAAGAGAAGCCATTGCGGATCAGGAATAGTCTTAGGCTCTTTTGTTTTTTTGTCGATAACTGGTTTACCTTTGGCATCAAAGATTCCTTCTATGGTTATTAATTCGTCAGAAATACCGTTGTATTGTGTTACATTAGGAGCAAGCAACTGCACAAAGTCAGTATCGCTTGAAATTATTACATGTTCGTCTTGTGGGTGTAAAGCTATCCATCTTGCAATGATATCGTCACCTTCGGCTGTTGGGCACCTGATAACGGAGCAATTGGTTCTTTCAGACAAGTATTTAGTCAGATTATCATAGGTTTCCCAAAACATTTTATCTTCGTCTGCTTGCTCTTCCGTTAGGGCAGCACGGGCCACAGCACGGTTATTTTTGTAGGGTTTGTACATGTCCTTGCGCCATGACCGCCCTTCCAGTGCAAATACCACATGGTCAGCTTCAAAACGTCTAGCTACCTTGTTGGCACTCATCAGGGTTACATGGAGGGCAAATCCAATTTTCTCCCATGTGTCAGCGGCACGGAAAGCACCGTGTCTAGCACGAAAGAACATATTAGCCGTATCTATAAGGACATATTTCATAATACAAGTATAACAGGAACCGCTTAGTTTGTCAAATGAATTTGTTGGTCATCAAGTAGTTTAACATATAGCGAAACCAGACCGCGTGTCCATCTTGTCCAAAGTGCCAAGAATTTGGTGCAACAGTTTCGATACCTTTTGACCGTACGACAGCATCATAAGTCTGTGCAGGATCATAAGGAGCAATATAGCTGGTACCCCAGTCTTTGCGATCCTTGATCGTAGAAAAGTCGTTGTTACCATTAAAGAACACATGTGGTATATTTTGTGACTTTAACTCCAAATGAAACGCCCAAATTTCGTCATGTGCTTGTTGGGTTTTGGTTGCCCAATCAGTGCCAATTACAAAATTTCTGTAGCGTTCAGCCGCTTTGGCTGGCACCTGATCTTGGCCACTGGCCCCTACTTGATAATAGGTATCACCATATAACCATTCTTCACGTTCCCAAGTAGACCATTGTATAACAACCAACTTGTCCTCAACACTGTGTTTTCGTTCCTCCAACCAGGCTCGGGCGGTACGCAAGATCCTGGTGTTTGAGCTGGCACTTTCGGCTTCAAGATGTAGACTTACCTTGAGAGTGCGAGCCAACTGTGTGGCCCAGGCCACGGCCTGATTGGCCGGATGTGGTCTACGCCCAAGATAAAAGTAAGCACCGTCATCCATGGCAAATGCATGATTGTTTACTGCCTCAGCAGCAGCAGCGTGACTGTCACCATTAACGTATAGGATCATAATAAATTGCTTTCTTCAATATGTTGTATCAGTACATCGGCCCAAATTGCGTGAGCATCCTCACCGTAATGATACCATGCATCGGTTTTGTATCCATGATTTTTTAAATAGTGATAATAGCTGAGATCATTTGTGTATGGTCCAACATAATTATCTTGCCAGCCCAGTGGCTCTGATATTTTAAAAAAATTGTACATGCAGTTGAAAAACAAGTGTGCTGTATTGCCTAGTTCTTTGTGCAACTGATATATGTTGGCATGATGCTGTTGAGACTTAAGGTCCACAGCATCCGCTGTTTGTTCAATAACCCACTGTTTGTATTTTGTGTGTAATTCAGGCGGCAGGCCACTGTGTCCGCTACTGTTTACATCGTAGTATTGGCCGTTATGCAACCATTCTTCGCGTTCCCAAGTGCTCCAACCAATTAGGACCATTGCAGGTTCATGATCTTTTAAATAGTCTCTAGTGGTGCGTATAATACGTTGATTGCTGGCAGCTACCTGTGCTTGATTTACTAAAGTTAACCCAAAGTGACGGGCCACACGATTGGCAAAAGTTTGTTTTGGATCAACGCCCAGTCCATAACTATGGCTATCACCGTTGACATACAGAATCATTGTTTCTTGATTAGTTTAAAAGTTTCAGCTTCGACCACACGACTACGCAATCCCGAACTGGAGAATGAATGATCTCGTCGATTGAATATGCATTCGATACCGCGAGTATATCCTTCACGCTTGCCAGTGTACTCGCTTGCTTCGTATTCTACTCCAAGAACACGAATATCAATTGGCAGGATCAACAATAGGTCTACCAGATCTTGTTCGGTTTGATAAACAACCACTTCGTCTACATAGCGACATGCAGCCAATTGGATTTGCCGTTCTACAATACTTTGTACAGGTTTGTTCTTGGTATCTGGACGATCGATTGTGGGATCGGTTTGCAAGCCGGCAATTAAGTAATCGCAATGATTCTTTGCTTCGGCCAGCATGGCAATATGACCGGCATGCAACATATCAAAGGTACTGAAGGTGATACCGATCTTTTTACCTTCGTCTTTGAGTTTACGAACGTGATTGAATATCATGATATTTCGCTACGTCCATCACCAATGTTTCTTGATTTGATCACACGATCACGTTCAGGATTCATGGCCTGTTCTTGTTCCCAAGTTTCCAATACTACATTACGACATACCGCAGTAAACCAACGATCTACAATATCAGCATCGGAATCGTTCTTGTCCATCATGTACCCGTGACGTACCAAATCGGCTATGAACTTTTCGTTCCAGTCCAGTTCAAATGCACCATTGCTGATATCGTTAGGATCAACATCCATGCCGATAATGTTGATATAGGCCTCGCCTTTTTCCGTGGCAATTTCTTTGGCTGTTTTAACCGGTGCCTTTTTTTCTTTGGGTTCTGCAACCTTTGCCACAGGTTTCTTTTTCTTAAATCTATCTAGGAATCCCATTATCTTGTATCTCCGTAATGTATTACTGTCAGGTCTGTTCTTGACCGATCAAACTTCCTCCATGGATCAACTACAACAGATCCAGGAACAAAATCAAAATAGTTTACTTCTGTTTGAGTCTGACCAGTGTAGCCATAGGTCACTTGTTTGTTGTGGGCCAACAAGATAACAGCCGGTTCTTCCCACGTGACAAATACATCAGTAGCGTCGTCGGCCAATGGATCCACATAGTTGATCTTGTGACCAGTTTGTTCTACATAATACCCAACCAAAGTACTGTAACTGCCAATGCAGTAAGGCACATCTGGCTTGTAAGTTTTACCGTGTATCACAATGGGCAAGTTGTGTTTTTGTGCCTGTATCACCAAGAAGTCAGCCATATTTTTGGCCTGACGTTCACGAGCCAACATGATGGTATCAAACAGATCATAACCCACTTCGTATTCTTCGGCTAACCAACGTAATGCAATATTATCGCGTGGATGGCAAGCACCTGCATCGCCCATGCCAGCAGTCATGTACTTGGGTCCCATGATACGCATGGTTGAGTTGGCCAGGGCATCAGTGACCACATCTACATTGATGTGTCCAATTTTCATGGCAAAGTCCTGTATCATGTTGGCCAGACCAACCTTGGCACTGATAAAAGTGTTGTAGAAAATTTTAATAGCTTCGCATTCGTCCCAAGTACCAATTTCAATGCGTGGGTCGTTCTGCATTACAGGACGATACAGTTCTACCAACTCACGGGCTACACCAGTCCAGGAACCATCTTCGGTTCCAATCATGATCATTTCTGGATTGACCATATCCCACTTTACACTGCCCATAGCAATCAAGTAAGGATTGTATAGGAATTCATGGATGGCCTCTAATGCCGGAACAAAATAACGACGGGTGGTTCCAGGAAGTACAGTACTAATTAATACAACCTTTTTAGGAGAAGTAGCATATTGATTGATTTGTTCGATAGCATCCATTACAGCATCACGACCAAAATCTCGAGGAGGCATATGGCTACTGGGCACACTACCATCGTAACCGTCGGCATGCGGAGTAGGAACAGCAATAAAAATCCAATCGCTCAACTCAATCACTTCTTTGATGGCACAGATCTTTACAGTGTCGCTGGTACGTGGTGCAATATCGTAACCACGCACAGTATAGTGCTCAGCAAATACTTCAGCGCAATCAAGTCCTAATTTTCCTAGACCAATAAATCCTATATTCATTTAATAACCTTTTAATTTTAATACCAACATCTCTTCACGGCTATACCAGCGAGTCCATATGGCAGGATCTCCGGGGCCAGTAATAATATATTGAGCACGATAAGCCAGTTCTAGCCATATCCACTTGTTACTAACATGACAACGACGCGGCCACAAGGACCATACAAGTTTGGGGGTTCTTTGACTTAGAAATCTTTTTTCATCATAGTCCGTTGGCATGACAATTCCTATATTTTCAGGTATTGGCATATGATTTATATTGTACAATCCTTGTGGGAACATTCCGTATCTTACTTTCACTTGCCCCAACCATTGCCCCATAAATCTACGTGCAAGCGTGGACTATAGTTGAATCCACGTTCACAGCAAATATTAGCAATGTTTAGTTTATTTGCATCATATGGTGTAACAACACCACCTTGCGGCATTAGATACACAACACCATTAAATCCGCCAGCTCTAAAGGCATCCACAGCACGAATTGCCTCGTTTACATGCTCCTCGGTTTCCACAACAAATTTAAGATATGTAGTGCCATAACTTTGATACTCATTAACAATCTCTGGGCAAATAGCATCTTCCCACTTTTCGCCCGAAGCACTTAATTTGGCACTGACACTAAATGTAACTTGACGTCCGATAGCGCCATCTTCGTGGTCGGTCCATTCGTTTAAGAATTTTTTAAAATCGTCGTGCAATGGTTGAGTACCGTTTGTTTCAAATGTGATGTTGCGAATGTCTGCCATGCGTGGATGACTTAACAACTCACTATAAGCACGTTGCCAACCTAGTAACGGTTCACCACCTGTGATAACCAAGTGAACGTCATTGCCATTGTTTTGACGCCAGTGTCCGTTGGGAGTTAAAGCCAACATCTTGTTTACTAATTCTTCTGTGGTATGCGTGGGACTCAGATGTTTAAATGCTGGATGCCAACTGGCATAGCTGTCGCAACCTGTTTCAACAAGTGGCAAGTCCAAGAAGTTATTGTACATATGAACCACTTCGGCTACATCGTCGGCACCTGTTGATTTTTCGCCTGGTTTACAGCCAAAGCCGCTACAGGTAAAGTTGCAACCATAAGTGCGTAAGAACACACTAGGCACTCCGACAAAGCGGCCTTCGCCTTGCAAACTATAAAATATTTCGCTTACTTTGATTTTCATTTCCACCACTCTTCCCAAGGAAAAACAATCCAAACATCTTCTTCTGCTTTATTTAGATCAGTTGCTGAATAACTAACATTTAATTCACTCTTACTAGATTCATTATCACACAATACAGCAACACGAACGTTGTTACCCCAAACAAGATGCCAACGAGGATCCTCAGGAAAACAACTACTTTGCCAATCTTGTTTAATCCAATTTAATGTAGCACCTGAGTCATTGATATCATCTACAATAAGAATATTTTTACCACGTTGACTACGTGGTGGATCTCCGTCAATGGTTGGATCGTTGTAGCCAAACGCTTCTTCGGCCATCCATAAGTTGCTTTCGCTTTCGCCTCCATCACGCAGTTGCACCTTAAGTGTTTCCATTCTACAACCAAGGTATTGGCTAATAAGATTGGCTGGAACCAGACCGCCTCTTGTAAGGCCTACTACATAGTCTGGGCGCCAGCCATCTGATTGTATTTGACGCAGAATTTCTTGCGTCTGTCGTTCAACATCTTGCCATGTGTAATATAGTTTGTTCATACACTATTATACACTATTTGTTCAAGACTTTGCAAGATCTTTCTGATAGATATCCATCC